AAACACACATGCGCTTCTCTGTTAACGCTTTTCCATAGTATTCTGTGAGTATAATCATTGTCATTTATTTACATCCTATTATCTATTACAGCAAAATTAAATGATATAGAAATCCTATCTTCATTTGAATTATTGTTATCAACATAGTGCTGAATCCAAGAAGGAAATAATATAATTATATTTTCTTCAACAGGAACACGCCATTCAAAATGTGCTAACGGACTTTTTTGATGCAAGTTACTATCCATTAAGTTCCAACTATGAAGATATGCTTGCATTAATTCTCCAAGTGGATTTATAAAGCAAATATCTCCACATTTTTTTGGTGTTTTAATATAAAAACATCCAGATAAAATTGAGTTTGGATGAGTATGAATACGATTATATGCGCCACTTTTTGAGATATTAATCCACATGTTTTGTATACGCACCTCAGGAATAATTCCAAGTTCTTTTGCAAAATCTTTAACGGAATTTATAACATTATGAACAAACATTTTGTAGTGTTCATTTTCTTCAAAATATTTACCAATGTCTAAATCACCACTTTGCCATCCTCCTCCAGCATTACTTAATGTTCTGCCAGAATCTATTTTTTTAATATCATAACAAAATTTAGATAACGATTCTGTATCTAGTTCAAATTTTTCAACTGAAATTGGTGTGCCAAATATTTGTCCTATTGTCATTTTGCAATCCTCGAAAAGTTATTTACTTTTTCAAATCTAATCACGTTTGCAAACTTGTCTTGTAGAATATCACCCTTATGTGATATGACAAACAAATTAGAACCCTCAAGCATGTTTAGAATCTTCATCAAGTCTTCTGTTCCGTTTGTGTCTAATGATGAATCAAAAATTTCATCAAGAATCAGGATGTTTGTACTTGCAGAATTCTTCAACTTGGCAACAGCACGCCACGTAAGCATCAATGCCATGTCAATTCGTTGCTTTTCACCTTCACTGAATGATGCATATGTAAAATCATCACGATGGCGAGACTTGATTGTCTCTTTGAAAGATTCATCAAGATTGAAGTTCACAAAAAACTCTAATGCCGCAAGATACTTGTTAACTAGCTTGTTGATTACTGGTATATATTGGCGAATGATTTTCGTTTTAATGCCCGTGTCTTTCAACAATGATACCGCAACTTCGTAATACAGACGTTCTTCTGACAGTTTTTTGATTTCAGATTCTAACTCAGCAAGTTCTTGGTGTAGTGTTGCCAGTTTAGTTTCTTCAGTCTGCAAGTCATCTTTGACATGAGATAGTTTTTCGATTTCTTTCTTAAGACTTTCAATATATCTAAGATTAGCTTTAATTTCGCTTTGTTCGAACGTCAACTGAGAGTTCTGTGCTTGAATTTCTTCAACAAGAATTTGAATACCTTCACATCGAGTATTCAGTAGATTAAGTTCTTCATCGACTTTTTTTAGTGCATCATTTACTTCTTCAATCTTTTTATTTCTCTCTTCAAGAATGTGTGCTTTGTACTCTTCATTAATCGCCTGCTTACATGTCGGGCAATCATTGTTATCGTGATAGAATGAAATGTCAGTATTGACTTTCTTAAGAGTCTTGTTTAGATTTAATTTGATAGCAGAAAACTTTGTCATCTTACCATCAACTTTATCTTTGTCTGAAATTTGTTCACACAAATCAGACAAATTTTGTTGTATCGTCACACACTTGTTTTCGCTTTCAACAACTAGATATTGTGTGTTTGCAATGTCTTGTTGTTTAGATGTGATCTGTGCTTGATTGTTCTTTTTCAGCGAATCGATGAATTGAATTTGATATTGAATCTTTTCACTTTTCAAATCGACCGCATACTTTGTCTGAGAGTGTTTCTCTTTCAGCAATAAGAATTTGTCTTTCAGCACACTATTCATGCGTGAGAATATTTGAATATCTAGCAAGTCTTCAATGATAGAACGTCTATCGCTTGCAGACAACTGCATGAATGGCGTAAAAGATGCTGAACCCAACAAAACAATTTGAGTAAAAGATTTGTAGTTGAGTTTGAGAATGAATTTCTCTAGATGTTCTTGATAGTCTTTGACTGCGGCATCTTGATTGATTAAATGTCCGTTGCAATAAATCTCAAACAAGTTCGGCTTAATGCTACGAATAATTTTGTATGACTTATTGCCAGTATCAAACTCAATTTCAACTGTACAATCTTTCTGATTGATTGTATTGACAAGTTGACCTTTGTTGATATTGCGAAACGGTTTGCCAAACAGCACAAAGCACAATGCATCAAGCATTGTAGACTTACCAGAACCATTAGAGCCAACAATCAAAGTGGTGTTGTTGCTGTCTAAGTTAATCTCGGTAAAGAAGTTGCCAGTTGAAAGAAAGTTCTTCCATTTTAAAGTGCGAAAAATAATCATTCTATATTTTCTGTGGATAATGCTTCAACGTAAAGTTCACGCATCAATGTTTTCAGTTTGTTTGTGTCAGAGATATTTAGGCTTTGTGCATCAATGAATGTGGAAAGAATCGTCATGGTATCTTGCGCTTGGTCAATGATATCCTTCTCTGTCGTTTCTTCATTCAGTTCGGTAAAGTCTTCAACGATTGTTACGTCAACAGGACTAACTTTATAAATCTCATCTACAAGTTTCTCAAACAAATATGGATTTTGTTTGTTGACTACAATAATTTTAACGTATGCATTTCGATATGGTTCAAAATTATATTCTGATAGTTCTTCGATCTTCAATACCGAATCATCATAATTAATCTTATGAAACATTCTAAACGGATTTGCAACAGTCTCATATCGCAGTGTCTCTGTGTCTAATATGCCAAAGACTTTTTGATCTTTGTAGTCTGACCAAAACAATTCATATGGTGTACCAGTGTATATAACGTTGTCGATAGAGGAACGTGTGTGATAATGTCCACTATAAACTTGAGTGTAGTTACTCAAAAATTTATAGTCAATACCATCATGACTTTGTACGCCCTTAGACAAATAGAATCCGTTGAGTTCAAAGTGACCCATACACAATGTTGAAGATGAGTTTTTTACAAACTCAAAGATTTCTTCTTCATTGCTTTTGCACATCCATGGGATCATATCAATCTTGATGCCATCAGCTTCGAGTGTTCCTGGCTTTTGCCATAGCACAATGTTGTGATAGTCTCGCAACAACAAGTCTGGAGAATTAACCTCAAGACTTTCTTTCCAAAAGATATCGTGATTGCCAATCAATGCATGAACAGTGATGCCCTCTTCAACGCATCTGTCAAAAAAGTACCTACGGCTTTCCATCAACGAATGAAAGTTAATGTACTTTCGTCTGTCGAATAAATCGCCAAGTTGAATGATTGTTCTTACACCACGGTTTGATAATTCTGGAAAGAATACTTCATCATAAAATTTTTCATAGTAAGCATGAAACGCCTTCGAGTCGTTTCTGACGCCGAAATGCGTATCACCTAGTAGACATATTCTCATACTTTCGTTGCCCTTGATTCTTCACTGTTGTACCGATAGACTTGTTGATTATATCACGAATTGAAGTCAAATGCAAGACGGCATTTTGCCTCAAATCTTGCGGTGACTTTTTGTTCTCAACAATCTTTAACCAATTTTCAATTTGGGCTGGCATTGGTGTCTTCATTTTCGTTCTCCAGAAATTCATCGAATACCGTTTCTGTCTTTTTCTTTCTAGGCTTTGCACTGGCAATCTTCTTCTCTTTGTTCACTTCAAACGCTTTGATGAAGTCACTGATAAACTCTTCGCTGTATGAGTCGTGCATTACACCGTTCAGACTTGATGCAACATATTCTTCACCGTTGTTCTCAATGAGAGATGTGATGATAAGGTTGTCCATGCTCTTGTACTTGATGTACAAATGTTTTTTCTCTTTTTGAATTCTTCGCAAGAATGCATAATAAATGATTTGCGTGAAATATGCAAATGGGTTTTTGGACTTCTCAGGATCAAAGTTGTCAATGTAGAGTAGACAATTTTCAATGCCGTCAGATACCATGTCTTCTTTGAACGTATAGTTTGCAAAGTTTGGCTTACGTGCCAAGTGCGTAGCAATCTTGAACAAGCATTCGCCGATGTATTCTGGTACTCTTGGTCGTTCGCCGCCCGTTGCTTCTGCTTCTTTGACGCCTGCACGAAAGACAACCATCTCTTGTAGAAAGTGTTCGTTGTTGACGTAGTGTTTTTGTTTTGTTTTTGGAATAGCGGTAATAATACTCATGGTTCACCTCAAATGGTTGACAAACACTTGACAATGGGTTATCATTGCAGTGTGCTGTTTGATAAAGACTTAATGTAATATATGATTGTTAGATGAGCCAACTAGTGATCTTATCTTTTCAATCTCTTCTTTTATCTCTGACGTTCTATCGGCAGGTTGAATCTCAATATCATCTTCTTCCTCTCCAGAATCAAACTCAGTATATGCTTCGCTATAAATTCTCACAATTTCAGGCGTTGCTTCTGAAACAGAAACAATACTTTGCTTGAAGATTCTAGCAGGGATATTAAAATTCATAAGTGGATCCCACTTCATCATAGACAAATTATAAAGATGTTCACCATCCATTTTAGGAACGAGAACGACCCTCATAGGGCGATTTACTTCAATGAAGCCTCTACTCTCTTCGACAACATTTCCGATGAGAGTATCACCGTTTGTCAACTTAAGTACTTTGCAAATCATCATTGTTCCTTTAAATTTAATGTATAAATTTTATACTCAAACTTCTCATCATTGTAAATTTTCATTCGTTCGATAAAATGTTCAAGTGTAAAATTCTTTCTACTTTTATATGTCATGTCATCCGATATATCATATAGAACGGCTTCTTTCTTGTTATCACCCAAACGCAATCCTCGACCAATAGACTGTAGTGTTCTAATCTTACTCTTGCTTGGTGAAGCAAAAATAACATTATGTAGATTACGAATATTAATACCTGTAGAAAATGTTCCATATGATGCTACGATAATCGCATTCTCTTCATCTTCAGTAATTCTACGAACTTCTTCTCGCTCATCTACGCCAACGGCACCATGAATAAAGAATACGGGTCTATTTTCTTCTACTGCGTCCTTAAGCATATTATACAATATTCTGCCATGTTTGTCAACAAATTGATAAAGCAAAAGAGTATTACCTTCTAGACTCATAGTCAAATTTTTAATGAATCTATTACGTGACGGCTTACCTATAATATAATTTATCTCATCTTGATATTTAAAATTCTTACCTAACTTACATGATTCTTCGTTGTGCTTAAGCACCAATGCTTTAATTCTGAACTTCGCTAATCGTCCAGAGTCAATCAATTCTTTTGTTGTTGTAATCTGTTTGACTTTACCAAACAAACCTTCTAATACTAATCTGTGTGTCTGTGTGTCATCTAGTGTGCCTGTCAGACCAAATCTATACTTGCATTCTGTTAGTTTTGTTAGAATCGATATCAGCGACTTTGCTTTAAACAAATGCGCTTCATCTCCAACAACTAATTCAAATTCTTCGAACCATTCTTTTGGCATCTTGTAAATTGACTGCCATGTAGATATGATAATGGGGCAATCAGTTTGTTTGCTTGCGCCCGACATAATCTGGTGTATATATTTATCACTCTCAAAACCATAATCTTCAAAGTCTTTGTATAGCTGTGCGACAAGTGATATAGTAGGAACAATGATAAGAGTCTTGCAATTTAAATATCTCGCAATGAGATATATGATAAGCGACTTGCCTGATGCTGTCGGTGACACAAGCAAGTTTCTTCTACTGCGAATTGCATGAATGAATGCTTCGATTTGATAGTCTCTGACTTCAAATGGAATGCCTAGCGTATCAATAAAGTCTTTTGCTTCAGCTAGTGAAAATTCGTCATACGTTTCTACTGATTCATCAAATTCAATTTCATACTCACGTTCTTTAGCGAACTTGATTAGATGTGGAATTAAGCCGTAATAAATTTGTCTATTCTGTGAATTGAATAGGCGTATCTTTCCATCCCACACTTTGTTTCTAAATGCGGGCATGAATTTGTAACCGGGAACGTAGAACGTGAAGTATTCATTCAACTCCATTGCATCGGAGTTCTCACACTTGATGTGTGCGTAGACTTCATCCACTTTTGAGATATAGAGTTTATTGTACACCTTGCGTAAACTTCTTCCATTCTATAGCGTTCTTAATCTGAAAGTTGCGTTGGTTGACGTTCTTAAGTACTTCTTCCAAAAACGCTAACTTTTC